AAACCGACGATGCGTGGGTAGAATTCTTAAGACCAATAATGAAACTAACAAGAAAAGAAAAAAAGAAATTTAAAAATCAAAAAAACTAATTATGAAAGAACAAGATTCAACCAAGTTGGAGTTTTTACTCAAAGTTAATGGAAACATTATCGTACAACGATTTTTCAATGTTAGGGGTTATAATCACAAAGCCCGTAACTCAATGGAACTTCACGACTACATTTCTGAATTCATTGACGGGTTTAAGTCCGACTTACGAGTGAGAACCGCATCTTATATGTTAGACAATATGTATGACATATATGAGAATCCACAGATTATGGAAACATCAATTATCGAGGGTCCAGAGAGTTTTTCACTTATGATTAAAAACGGAGATAACGTGTTATACAATCGTTACCTCGACGCGAAGATTTACCCCCCAAAAGTTAGATACACCGTAGACCTCCGCCCAAAATTAAAGTCGATTCTGAACACCCTGACAGAGATTTTTTCGACAAAAAAATTAACTTTGGAATATTCGGATTATAGTTTAGATGTGTAATATTTATCAATACATCAAGGAGATTTTATATGGCGACCGAGAAAAATTTTGAATATTTAGGACAATCATTTCAATTACAATTACTTAATCAGATTGTTGTAGATAAGGACTTCGCCCACTCTATTGTTGATGTTATTGAACCTAGTTATTTCGAGAACAAATACTTCAAAATCATCCTACAAATGGTTAAGGAGTATTATAAGAAATACGAAGTTACACCATCTTTTGAAACTCTAAATCAGATTACAAGGAGCGAACTACCCCAAGAAATGGTAGCGAAAGTTGTACTCGATACTGTGAAAAAAATCAAGGACGTTAACATTGACGGTCCACAGTTCGTACAAGAAAAGGCTTTGAAGTTCTGTAAACAACAAGAAGTTTCAAAGGCTATGACAAAGGCTCAAAAAATCATCGACGGAGGGGAGTTTGAAAGTTATGACACAATCGAAGAATTATTTAAATCCGCATTACAAGTAGGTGAAAGAGAGACATCCCTTATGGATGTGTTCTCAAACTTGGATGAGGTATTGAATGAGGATTACAGACACCCAATACCTATGGGTATCCCAGGTATTGACAGATTATTAAAAGGTGGTTTGGCAAAAGGAGAAATTGGTGTTATCTTAGCACCTACGGGTGTGGGTAAATCCACTTTACTAACTAAAGTAGCAAACCATGCGTTTAATATGGGATACAATGTGTTGCAGATATTCTTTGAAGACAACCCAAAGATTATTCAAAGAAAGCATATTGTCCTATGGACAGGAATACATCCCGACGATTTAACACTTAAGAAAGAAGAAGTTTTGAAAAAGGTAAAAGAAGTTGAAGGAACTATGAATAATAAGTTAATTTTGCAAAAATATGCTTCCGATACTTTGTCTATGAATCAAATCAAAAACTCAATCCGAAAGTTAATTGCTGACGGACAACAAATCGATATGATTTTATTGGACTACATTGATTGTGTTTTACCTGACAGACAACTTGAAGATGAGTGGAAAAGTGAGGGGTCAGTAATGAGAGGGTTTGAAGCAATGTGTCACGAACTATCTTTGGTGGGTTGGACCGCAACACAAGGAAATAGGTCATCTATTTCATCAGAGGTCGTAACCACAGACCAAATGGGGGGTTCAATTAAGAAAGCACAAGTAGGTCACGTTATCATATCGGTGGCGAAAACCTTACAACAAAAAGAGATGAAATTGGCAACAATTGCAATTACAAAATCTCGTATCGGTGACGATGGTGTCATCTTTGAAAATTGTAAATTTGATAATGCAATGTTAGAGATTGATGTTGAATCATCCACAACATTCTTGGGTCACGAAGAAAACCAAGAAGAGAAGCGTCGTCAAAGAATGAAAGAATTGATGGATAAAAGAAAAGAAAAACAACAAGTTAATTAATTATGGAAAAAATATTAAAAGAGAACCCTAACAGGTTTGTCATATTCCCTATTGAATATCACGACATTTGGGATTTTTACAAAAAACATCAGTCGGCATTTTGGACCGCTGAGGAAGTGGATTTGAGTACGGACATTAGAGATTGGGAAAAACTATCAGAAAATGAAAAGTATTTTGTAAAAAATGTATTATCGTTTTTTGCGGCCTCTGATGGTATCGTTAACGAAAACTTGGCTGAAAATTTCTACAGAGAAGTTCAGTATCCCGAGGCTAAGTTTTTCTACGGATTTCAACTCGCGATGGAAAACATCCACTCACTGATGTATTCATTATTAATTGACACATATATTAACGACCCAAAAGAAAAGTTGGAATGTTTCAGAGCAATCGAGCATCTCCCTGCGGTCCAAAAGAAGGCGAATTGGGCTCTTAATTGGATTAATAACGCATCTTTCCAAGAGAGGTTAGTTGCTTTCGCAGCAGTTGAGGGTATCTTCTTTTCAGGTTCATTCTGTTCAATCTTTTGGTTAAAATCAAGAGGTATTATGCAAGGATTGTGTAACGCAAACGCCTTGATTTTCAAAGACGAAAACCTACATTGTGATTTCGCAATTCATTTATTTAACAATCATATAGAAAACAAAATATCAGAAAAAAGAATCAAGGAGATATTGTTGTCAGCACTTGAGATTGAGAAGGAATTTATTACAGAATCATTACCTGTTTCATTAATTGGTATGAACCAAAACCTAATGAAACAATACTTGGAGTTTGTTGTTGATGGACTTTTAGTTAAATTTGGATGTAAAAAAGAATTTAACGTAGAACAACCATTTAAATTTATGGAACAAATTGCTGTAGAAACCAAAGGTAATTTCTTTGAAAGTAGAACTATCGAGTATCAAAAAGCAAAACTTAACGAGGCAATCTCATTTGATGAGGATTTTTAAACTATAAACTATGTCATTAACAATTATTAAAAAAGGTGGGGAAGAAGTAGCCTTCAACCCCACCAAAATATACAACCGTATTAAAAAGGCGTCTAAGTCACTTAACGTAAATTCAGACGAAATATTCATTAAAGTAATCACATCCGTTCCAACTGAAGGTAAAATCACCACTAAGGATTTGGACAAGTTGGTTTATGAGATTTCTGCGGCTTATACTGGTAGTCACTACGATTATAGTAGATTGGCAGCAACCGTTGCGATTTCATCATACCACAAAGAAACAAACCCAAGTTTTTCAGAGGTTATGGAAAGTTTAAATAAGGAGGGTATCATTAATGAAGACCTTATTTTAACTATGAAATACTATGGTAAAGACAAAATTGATGAGGTAATTAACCACGAATTGGATTATAACTTTGATTACTTTGCTTGGCGTTCACTACAAGAGATGTATCTACTAAAGAACTCAAATGGTGTGTCAGTTGAAAGACCTCAACATATGTATATGAGAGTCGCGTTATGGGTTACAAAATCTTTTGAAGAGGCTGTTGAATACTATAATTCCCTGTCAAACCAACTTATTTCCCCTGCAACTCCTATTATGATTAATGCGGGAACCAAAGTACCTCAACTAGCATCTTGTGTATTACACTACAATAACGACGACTCAAGAGTAGGTTTGTTAGACACATTAAAAGACATCTCAACATATTCATCAGACGCCGCAGGTATCGGACTTTGTATGAGTAATCTAAGGTCAAAAGATACTCGTATCTCTTCATCAGGTGGATTTGCAGGCGGATTATTAAAGTATCTTAAAATCGTGAATGAATCTTTGAGATTCTTTAACCAACAAGGAAGAAGACCGGGAAGTGCGGCCATCTATATTGAACCTTGGCATAAAGACATTTTTGACCTTTTGGATATTAAGAAAAACACAGGTCCTGAAGAGTTAAGAGCGAGAGACCTTTTCACATCTTTATGGTTACCTGATAACTTTATGAGAGCGGTTCGCGAATCATCTGATTGGTATTTATTCTGTCCTGATGACATTAGTAAAGCGGGATTAAAACCACTACAAGAATGTTACGGTGAGGAATACGAAGAAATCTATAACAAGGCGGTAAGTTTAGGGTTAGGTAAAAAAATAAAGGCTCAAGAATTATGGTATAAGATTATCGAATCACAAATTGAAACTGGCGTTCCATACCTTTGCTCAAAGGACAACGCAAACAAAAAGACAAACCATCAGAATATTGGTGTAATCAAACAATCAAATTTGTGTAACGAGATTTACCAATACACTGATGAAAAAACTACAGCGATTTGTACACTATCGTCTATGATTTTGAAAAACTTCATTGAAGACGGTAAGTTCAACTTCCAAAGATTGTTTGAAGAAACTCGTAAGGTCGTAAGAGCACTTAACAAAGTTATCGATATTAATTATTACTCAACAGAAAAGGGTAAAAAAGGTGGTTTAGAACAAAGAGCAATCGGTATCGGAACTCAAGGATTGGCCGACGTTTTCTACTTAATGGACTACGTTTTCACTTCTGATGAGGCAAAGAAACTAAATAAAAACATCTTTGAAACTATCTATTACGGAGCGATTTACGAATCAAATAACTTATGCAAAACCGCAGAATATTTACCATATGACTTCTTCAAAGGGTCGCCAATGTCTCAAGGAATATTCCAATTTGATATGTGGGGATTAAATGAGAGTGATTTGTCAGGAATGTGGGATTGGAACTCACTTAAAGAAAGTGTTAAATTCTTTGGTGTTTGTAATTCACTTACCACCGCACAAATGCCTGTAGCATCATCGGCAAAAATCACAGGTTCTTATGAAATGACAGAACCCGCACACTCAGCGTTATTTAACAGACGAGTTGTTGGTGGAGAAATTATGATTGTTAACAAATATCTGATTACTGACTTTGAAAAAATTGGTATTTGGACCGAAGCGGTTAAAAATGAAATAATTATCAACGAAGGTTCAATCCAATCAATTAATTTCAACAAATACTTGGACGCTGAGGATAAAAACTACAACAAAAAAGTAAAAAGAATTGAACATTTGTTGAAAAAATACAAAACGATTTGGGAGATTTCACAAAAAGAATTAATTGATATGGCATCTGATAGAGCACCATTTATCGACCAATCTCAATCAATGAATATCTATTTGGCAAATCCAACAGTATCAAAAATCACTTCATCTCACTTTAGGGCTTGGGAAAACGGATTAAAAACTATGTGTTATTACGTTAGAACAAAGGCTATATCAACAGGGGCAAAACACTTGGCGGTTGATATTAGTAAAGAGTCAAAACCACAACCATTACCTGATGTTGATTACAGTAAAATGAACTTACCTCCAAGACCCGACAGTAGTTTGGTCGAATGTTTTGGATGTTCATCTTAATTATTAAAAAATTTATAAATTATGTCGTATTTAAACACGCCAATACCTATTGTTGAGGCATATATAAGAGGTAACTTTTTAAGAAATCAAGAAGATTCCTTTGATAAAAAATTTCCATGTTATATTTTTGGAATGTCGTCAATACCTGCTCAAGCACCATTATTCCATTTTATGATGGAAGATGGTGGATTGTGGTGGAGAATGCCAATACATGCTTTTTGTTGGAAAGAAGATGCACCTGAACAAGAATTAGATGAATTAGTATTATGGGATTCGTTTACTTATCATGTTGGAGTAACCGCATTTCCTATTTTGAAAAATAAAACTTGTAAGTTTACATCAAGAAGAAGGGTTCAATATTCGGGACGTTATTTATTTACATTAGATTGGGGAAGTTCAGACGATATGAGTGATACTGATTTTGGTTTAAGTGAATTCCCATCACAGCATAAATGTGGACATTTTATTCAAATGGATAATGGTAATTTCGCAATTCAACCAAACAATCGTTTAATAATGCACGACCCATCTTTCACTGTTAAACAAGATATTGTTATAAATAGAAAATATAATACTACACTTTGGACTGCGGAAAGGAATGGAAGGTGGGTAACTCCTGATACTGACGTTTTTAATTACGACCATACTAATTTAGAAGCTGGGGAATCAAATAAGGAACGTTCTGAAGAATACGATAACTTAGACTTAAAATACAAAAATGAGAATAATCTTTGACCATTTACACGGTCATGTTCAAAATGATAGAGTTTTTTGTGAGGCATTTGCAATTCCTGAAGGGGAAAAAGAACATGAACTTTTAGAACTTGGTTTCTTACCAAACCTTCAACCACCACTTTATTGGTATCAATCCAAAAGTTGTCGAATAAATAATGATAAAATAGTTTTATCATACAAAAGAAAAAAAATATTATCACAATTAAAAATTAGTATTTTTAATTATATTGATAAAAAAACTGAGGTAGATTTGTTTTTTACAAATTATTTTAAGGAAAAGAATTTTGATTTATTTGATAGTTACAATAACAACTCAAGTTTTGATGATTTAAAAATCATGGAAGTTAAATTTGATAATGAGGTTGTTGCATACACTAGATTTAGGGAATTCGAAAACGCATTATTAGGATTGGAAACATCGTTTATACAAAACATGTTTAAATTTTCACTTGGAAAAGATTCAATATTATCGTTAAGTAATTACGGAAAAACACAAGGAAAAAATTATTTATATATATATGAATCCTACAAAGACTATTTTCCTTATAAGTTAGAAATAACTGGTGTTGAATATTGGGAAGGAGAAAAATGGATAACACCGTAGTATTTATTAGATATGAAATCAGGAAATTTCAAAAATATAGACAAAACAATTGAAGTACTTAAAAAGTTTGATAAAGTTTTGTTTCTAACTTGTTCTAATAGATATCAAAAAATATTAGAAAAACAGGCACCTAAATCTACAATAATAGCTGAAGTTATTGCGGAAAAATTAGACAATGTTACATTAATAAATGTTCCCGATTTGAACATTTATCCATGCGAAGGTAATGTATCAAGGGAAGATGGGAATCATTGTGGAGTTAAAAAGGCATTATTAAAAGATAAAGAAAAAAATCCATCAGGATATCATAGGTGTTGGGCGTCCATACATAACGAAGATGATGAGTTATGGAAAATATCAAAAGAATTATTTGAATCTGATTGTGTTATTTTTTTCACATCCATAAGATGGGGTAGTGCTAACATGTTTTACCAAAAGTTAATAGAAAGATTAAATTGGGTTAATAATAGATTTGTACCTGGTAATGAGCCCAATGTTATAA